CCTTTTGCCGAAAAAAATAAGTTCGATAAAAGACCGTTGTTGGGTATTCCACCAATAAGGAATATGTAATATAATGAGGTTATATGCTACAAAAAATAGGTTTTCAGCCAGGTATAAACAAACAGATTACGGACACTGGAGCAGAGGGTCAATGGACAGACTGCGATAATGTTAGATTTCGTTATGGCATCCCAGAAAAGATAGGTGGTTGGAAGCAACTAGGAGATAGTAATTTAACAGGTGCTGGTAGAGGACTACATCATTTTGTAAATAGTTTAGCTAGAAAATACGCAATCATTGGAACAAACAGAATTTTATATGCTTTTTCTGGAGGTGTGTATTATGACATACATCCTATTAAATCTACGACTACGCTTACGAGTGCATTTACCACGACCAACGGATCAGCTGAAGTCACAATAACTTTTTCTAGTCCACACAGTATATCAGCACAAGACATAATATTATTAGATAATTTTTCTACAATCACTGGTTCAAACTTTGCAGAGGCAGATTTTAAAGATAAAAAATTTATGGTTACAACTGTGCCTACAAGCACAACACTAACTATAACAATGCCATCAAACGAATCAGGATCTGGTGCAACAACATCAGGTGGTATTAGAGTACAACACTATTATCCTGTAGGACCAGCTGTGCAAGCAAAAGGTTTTGGTTGGTCACTAGGATCTTGGGGTGGTACAATTGCTGGTAATCCAACAACCACATTACAAAACGGTATTACAAGTTCTGCAACAACAGGTATTATATTAGTTGACTCATCACAGTTTCCAACTGCAGGCACAAACTTTTTACAAATAGATAGTGAGGAAATATCTTATACAGGTATTGCAGCTACAGGAGAACTTACAGGTGTAACGAGAGGTGTGGGTGGAACAACAGCTGCATCGCATAGTGCAAGTGCAACGATTACTAGTACAACAACTTTTATTGGTTGGGGTGAGGCTGCATCTGGGGACTTAGTATTAGAACCAGGTATGTGGTCCATAGATAATTTTGGTGACAAAGCTATTTGTTTAATACACGATAGTGCAGTGTTTTCTTGGGACTCTAGTTTAACAAACGCTACAGACACAAGAGCAGCAATTATAACTGGTGCACCAACTGCATCAAGACATATGGTTGTATCAACACCTGATAGACACTTAGTATTTTATGGAACAGAAACAACAATAGGAGATGCGGGAACTCAAGATGATATGTTTATTAGATTCTCTGACCAAGAGGATATTAATACATATACACCAACAGCAACCAATACAGCTGGCACACAAAGACTGGCCGACGGATCACAGATCAGAGGAGCTATTCGTGGTAGAGATGCATTATATGTTTGGACTGATACAGCTTTGTTTACGCAAAGATTTGTTGGATCTCCATTTACATTTGCCTTCTCACAGGTAGGTACAAACTGTGGACTTGTTGGACAGAACGCGTGTGTAGAAGTAGATGGTTCTGCATATTGGATGTCAGAAAATGGTTTCTTTAGATACGCTGGTAAATTAGAATCACTACCTTGTTTGGTAGAGGATCATGTATTTGATGATATAAATTTAGACTCTGGTAATCAAATGGTTTCTGCTGGACTAAACAATCTTTTTGGTGAAGTCATGTGGTTTTATCCAACTTCCTCATCATCTGTTGTAAACAGAATGGTTGCATATAATTACTTTGACTCTTCACCACAAAGGCCAGTATGGACAGTAGGAACATTGGCAAGAACAATGTGGCAGGACTCCGCTGTTTTTGGTTCACCACACGCAACAGAATACGATGCAGCTAACGATAGCTCATTTGATGTTGTGGGCAACACTGAGGGTAGGACAACATACTATCAACACGAAACAGGAACTGATCAGGTTAGAGGTGGTGCTACGACTGCAATACTTGCAAACATATCCTCTGGAGATTTTGACATTACACGACAAGGACAAGGTGTTGCAACAATTGCGGGAGATGGTGAATTTATAATGAAAGTTAGAAGATTTATACCTGACTTTATTTCACAAACAGGTTCAACAAGAGTTACACTAAATTTAAGAAACTTTCCAAATGATGCAAGAGCAAGCTCATCACTTGGACCATTTGATATAACATCTAGCACACAAAAAGTAGATACTCGTGCAAGAGGTAGAGCAGTATCACTTAAAATAGAAAACACATCGACTAATCAAAGTTGGAGGCTAGGAACTTTTAGATTAGACATACAACCAGACGGAAGAAGATAATGGCAAAAATAGTACAAGTATTAACAAGACCCAGTGAACAATATGATTTAGGAACAGCTGAAGCACAAGTTAGAGACATAGATGCTATCATAGAAAAACTAAATACTACGTTTCAAGAAGAACTAAAAGAGGAGATAGAAGCATTTAACTTCTTTATAAATTAATGGCAAATAAATTTATTAACAAAAAATTAAATTTAACAACCACTGATAACACTACGTTGTTTACCGTGCCAGATTTTACTCAATCTGTGATACGATCTATTTTAATTTCAGAGTATGCAGGATCTGGATCTAGTATTACGGTTACATTGACAGACGCTAGTTCAAATGTGTTTAATTTATTTACAACTAAAACCATAGCTTCAAATGCAACAACAGAGTTATTAACTAATCCACTAGTATTAGAAGAAAAAGAAGTTTTAAAAGTCCAGGCAGCAAATGCAAATAGACTACAAGTTTTAGCATCTATATTAGAAATACAGCCTAGAATAGTAGTCGGAGGTGGAGGAGCATCGTAATGCAAATACTAAAACCAGAAAAAATAATAGAAGAGATATCTAACCTTAAAACAGGTGAGAAATATAAGAACGATGAAGAGTGGAAGGCTAAGGGTATACCTGAGTCTGACATAAGAAGGGATGTAAGGATAATAATGCCGAGTCTTGATTTATTCGGTAAAACAAAATAGAATGGTACGATGGCGATAACTAGATCAAAACAAGCAAAACAGATGTTACAAGATGGTGGTATGTTGGTTAAACCATCTAAGGATGGTAAAAGACCAGGATATCGTAGGGATGATATAGATAGAGGGTTTTCAGCTCCAAGTAAACAAGGCCAATCACCAAGAGGAAGTAAAACAGGCGGAGGGAGTAAATTTAGTGGAGGTGATAATAGAAGAGAGCAGGAGTCGGTAACACAAACTAGAACAGGAACAGTAAAAGTTGGTAAAACTGGACCTGGTGGATCTAAAGATAGAAGACAAAAAGTAACTAGAGATGTTAGAGATAGACAAAGAGCAAGATATAATAAACAATTTTTTGATAAAGGTCAATTACCTCCAGTAGGAAGTAGACCCTTATCTTTTAGCGATAAAATATCAAGAAGAAGACAACAAGGTATTTTAAATTTCATGAATAGGAGTATTGCAAAAGATCTTTATAGATCTGGATTTTTAGGACCAGACATTAGTAAAAGGTTTTTAGGTGGAGGCGTACCAACAACTGGTTCTTTTCTTGACGAACTTGTGGCTACTTACAATCCAAATTTGTTGGAAAATGAAATTAATTTATTTGATGAAGATAGTATTAGAGAAATAGGTTCTGTATTAAGTAAAACAAAAACTGGTATAACTGGTGTGCAGGCAGGTGCGTTAGAAAATCTTAGAAAAAATATAAAAAATAGAGAGGAATTAAAAGAGAAAGGAATGACTCAAAGTCGTTTTGAAGAGTTGTATCCTGGTCCAAAACCAGCACCTGATAAAGATTCAGACCCTTGTTTAGGGCCAAACCCACCATCATATTGTTTTATAGGTAAAAAAGCGGATGAAACAGTGGCTGCACAAAATGCAATCGCTAGAAATTTAGGTGGTCTTTCTCCAAGAATAGGTGGTTCTATATTTGATTTTACAGGTATGGCTGATGGTGGAATTGTAGACATGGCAAGAGAAGAAATGTTTTTGGGTGGTGTAGTTAAAGGTATAAAAAAAGGACTTAAAAGTGCAACAAGAGCAATTAAAAAAGTTGCTAAGTCACCGTTTGGTAAAGCAGCTATATTAGGAGCCATAGGTTTTGGAGCTAAAGGTCTTTTAGGTAAGGGAGCTATAAAAGATTTCTTTTTAAAAGATGCAGCTAAAGGTTTTAGTTTAGCTAATTTATCAGGCAAAGGTGTTGCATCGTTGATTGGTGGAGCATCTTTATTAGCAGGAGCGATGACACCAAAAGAAGAAGACGAATTTGATGTAGATGCATACTATGCAGCTAATCGTTTAAACCCTAACCCAGATTTATTTCCTAGAATATTAGGATCTCAATTTATGGAGCCAGCTGCTAATGGTGGTAGAATAGGTTACAAAGAAGGAACTATAGAATCAGGAGCTATGATGAGTGAGAAAGAAATGAAGAAACTAGCTAAAAGTCCATTATATAAAGGTTTTAAAAAAATGTATGGAATAGATCCTTCTATGGCAAAAGAAAACCCTGCTTACGACGAAAAGTTTAATGCTTTTGAAGAATTATTTAAAAAAGGATTTCAAGAGGGTGGTGATGTAGAACCTGTAGCTAAAAAGACAATGCCTCTATTAGATATGGGTGGACAAGAAATGGATTTAAGAGCTGAAGGTGGCTTTGTGCCAATAGGTAGAATGGAAAAAGCTGACGATGTGCCAGCTAGATTATCTAAGAATGAGTTCGTATTTACAGCGGAAGCTGTAAGAAATGCTGGTGACGGCGATGTGGACAAAGGCGCAGAAGTTATGTATAACATGATGAAGAACCTCGAAGATGGAGGTAACGTATCCGAAGAATCGCAAGGTTTAGAGGGCGCTCGAAGAATGTTTCAAACATCAAAAAGATTAGAGGAAGTATTGTAATGGCTACTGAAACCGTAATAAATAGACCCGCACCCTTTGTAGAAGATATAGGTAAAAAACT